GCACAGCCTGCTGGTACAACAATGTTATACAACCAAAATGATGACATCATCATTAATGCTTCTGGAGGATTAATTACACTTGGGGGTACATATCCTAATAGACCTACAGGAATAGATATTGGTCCATCCGATGGAGACATTGATATATGGGCATTTGCTGGGGGAACAAAGATAAATCTTACTGCAGCAGGGGGAATTGATTCATTAAGTGTACACAACTTTGCTGCCAACAATGGAATAACTTTAGATGGAGTAGCAGGAGCATCTGGCGAAGTCATAGGTTCGGAAGGACCAGGCTCACCTTTGGCGTGGAAGTCAGTTTCCAGTTTATTATCTCTTCCTACCTCCAATCTCTTTACAGGAGATGCACTTAACGTTCCTACTGCCACTGATAAAATAAAAATTGATCTTGCTCCAGCAGTAGGATTTCCAGATATATGGATAGGATTAGCAGGACCAAATACACTTACACTACAAAGTGGATGGTATTTAGCTGCTGTCACTCATCCTTATGGCGATGCCAATCTATCCTATGGTCAAGATGCTTTAGAAAAACCTTTAAATACTGGAACTTTTAATACTGCATTAGGTCTGGGAGCAGTGGAGGAATGTCTATCAGGATCATCTAATACTGGAATAGGATTTAGAGCAGGAGCAGGAATCCAGACTGCAGACCACAATACATTGGTAGGGTTTGAAGCTGGAACAGGTACTGTTATTAATGGTATAGGAGCTAACAACACTGCTGTGGGTGCTTATGCTTTAAATGACACAATTAATACCAGTGCAACTAACAATGTAGCGATAGGGTATCATGCATTGGGTGCGTTGACCGATTCCACAGCGAATGTGGGTGTAGGATATCAAGCAGGATTAGGAATAACTGTTTCAAACTATAATGTAGCAATTGGGAGAGATACTTTATCCACAGCACCAGCTGGTGAGGGTAATACTATGGTAGGAGATAGAGCAGGAAGACAAGTCGGTGGAAATAATAACACTTTTGTTGGAATGGCAACAGGCTTAGGCTCAACCACAGGGATCTCAAACACTATAGTAGGTCAAAACTCTCAAGTAGTATTATTTGGGGATAATAATGGTGCTGCTTTAGGAGCAGATGTGAATGTAGCAGATAGAGCTACAGCATTAGGTCAGGGAACAACAGCTGGAAATAAATGTATTGCTCTTGGGCAAGGTGCTACAGCAAATATAGCTCCTACAGGAAATCCTGTTTTAAATATGTCCTTATGGGCAACGCTTTCAACAGCTCCTAATGCTCATGTATTTGCTAGTAATAGTGCAGCGTTAGCAGCAGGATTAAATCCTGGAGATATTTATACTTTAGATCCTACAACTGTAGGGTTGCCAGCTATAGGTGCAGGTCCAGTCGCTGGTCCAGCAATTTTAGCGATAGTATACGCATAGTAAATTAAATTAAATCTAATGGATGATATTAGAAAAATTTCAGTGGGAGCAGACTACAAATCTAGTGCGATGCACTACATTGTAGATCAAGAGGTGTTAGGAAATAACTATAAAATCCACTGCATAAGAAAAGACGAAAGGAAAAACTCATATAAGGTATTTATTATTAAAGGTACTGAAGTATATTTATGGAAAGAGTTTGGTTCAGAAATGCCAGTCTCTATTGAATACAATATAAATTTTTAATATGAGATCTCCCTTTTATTTTATTGTCACTCCCTTAAATGAAAAGAGATATGACAATACTGTGGATTATGAGGGAGTAGAGTTCATCAGCAATACTTCCCAAGAGAACTTTAAATCTACTAACAGAATGGCTAGAGTAGTAGCCACTCCTATTAATTATACAGGAGAAATTTCTGTAGGGGATTTATTAGTAGTTCATCATAATGTATTTAAAATATATTATGATATGAAGGGAAGACAAAAGAGTGGTAGGAGTTTTCTAAAAGACAATACCTTCTTTGTTGATGAGACGCAGTTCTATGCTTATAAGCACGATGGGCAATGGCGATGTCATTCTCATAACTGCTTTGTAAAACCAATTGACAAGGAAGAATACTTTCTTGAAAAACCAGGCACTGAAGAAGCGTTAGTGGGAAGAATGAAATATAACAATAAAGAGCTAGAAGAGCTAGGGGTGCAGAATGGAGCATTAATATGTTTTGAGCCAGAGAGTGAATATGAATTTAAAATTGATGGAGAGAAGCTATACAGGATGTATACTAGAAACATAACAATGACATTATGAATAAATCTAATGAAATCAAATTAAAAATAATAGAAGCAGGCTATGAAGCAGTTCAACAATTAATAAAAGTTGCTAAAGAAAAGATCATTAAACCAGATCCTGAAGATGAGTTAGCAGCTGATAGATTAAAAAATGCTGCAGCTACTAAAAAGTTAGCTATTCAAGATGCTTTTGAGATATTGAATAGAATAGAGATTGAAAAAGAAAACATTGAATTAGCTAACACTAAACACAACAACATAACTCAGGGGTTTGCAGAAAGAAGATCAAAATAAGCTATATAAAACATTGAATGGAGTTATTCCTAAGTCAGTCCTGACTGCTAAAAACAAAAAGAAGAGTTGGAAATATGGCTATATAGAGAAATATGATTTAGTCAACATCTCGCAGGATGGAACGATTGGAGAAATATATCTTATTAATCATCTTAAAATTGCATTGCCCTCAGTACCCAAAGACGTATTCTTTAATCATAAAGACAAGAAGAAGCAATATTGGGAAGCCTTTACTTATCCCAAAGACTTAAAAAGAATCCAAAGTATTTTTCAGTGGAATGAGATGCCTGGAAGTTTTAAAAACAAATGGGTAGATTATATTGAAGAAGAGTTTAATAGAAGAGAAAATGGGTTCTGGTTTTACAACAATGGTAAGCCAACTTACATTACTGGTGCTCATTATATGTATTTACAATGGACCAAGATTGATGTAGGGATGCCAGATTTTAGAGAAGCCAATAGGCTTTTTTATATTTTCTGGGAAGCCTGCAGAGCTGATAAGCGATCATTTGGGATGTGCTATCTAAAGATAAGACGTTCTGGATTTTCTTTTATGGGATCTTCAGAGTCAGTCAATACAGGAACATTAGCTAAAGACTCACGAGTGGGAGTATTATCAAAGACAGGAGCTGATGCTAAAAAAATGTTTACTGACAAAATTGTTCCTATTTCCAACAACTATCCTTTCTTTTTTAAGCCTGTCCAAGATGGAATGGATAAGCCAAAAACCGAATTAGCCTATAGAGTTCCAGCGAGCAAGATTACAAAAAAGAATATGTATGAAGTAGCGTCTACACACATAGATGGGTTGGACACCACTATTGACTGGAAAAATACAGCTGACAATAGTTATGATGGAGAAAAACTTTTGTTATTAATTCATGACGAGAGTGGAAAATGGTCTAGACCAGATAATATTTTAAATAACTGGCGAGTTACTAAAACCTGTTTGCGATTAGGAAGCAAGGTAATTGGTAAGTGTATGATGGGATCAACTTGTAATGCTTTAGATAAAGGGGGATCAAACTTTAAAAAACTATATGTAGATTCAAGCCTAGAGACACGAAACGCAAATGGACAGACGAAAAGTGGACTATATAATTTATTTATTCCTATGGAGTGGAATATGGAAGGATTTATTGATGTATATGGAATGCCTATCTTTGAGAATCCAGCTACTGCAATCTTGGGAGTAGATGGAGAGTACATTTATCAAGGAGCAATAGACTATTGGAAAAACGAAGTGGAATCATTAAAACGAGATTCAGATGCTTTAAATGAATTTTATAGACAGTTTCCACGAACAGAGTCTCATGCTTTTAGGGATGAAAGCAAGTCCTCTTTATTTAATCTTACTAAGATATATCAGCAAATAGATTATAATGACACCTTAATACCAGAACATTTTTTAACGAGAGGAAAGTTCTATTGGCAAGATGGAGTTAAAGACACTAAAGTGATATGGACTCCAGATCCTAAAGGCAGGTTTCTTATTTCCTGGCTGCCACCCCATTATCTCCAAAATAGGATCACTGAACGCAATGGAAAATATTATCCTGGAAATGAGCATCTAGGATCGTTTGGATGTGATAGCTATGATATTTCTGGAACAGTAGGGGGAGGAGGTTCTAATGGAGCACTGCATGGGATGACTAAGTTTTCAATAGAAGAAGCTCCCAGTAACGAGTTCTTTTTAGAATATGTAGCTAGACCACAGACAGCAGAAATATTTTTTGAGGAAGTATTAATGGCGTGTATATTCTATGGAATGCCTATTTTAGTAGAGAATAATAAACCACGATTACTCTACCATTTTAAAAATAGAGGATATCGCCACTTTTGTATGAACAGACCAGACAAACATAAAAACAAACTTTCACTAACAGAAAAAGAGTTAGGAGGAATACCCAACAGCTCAGAAGATGTAAAGCAATCTCATGCAGCTGCTATTGAATCTTACATTGAGAAAT